AGAAATAACACCGGACAAATCCAAGAAGCTGTAAACTGTATGATCAAACAAACCAAACATTTAAATGACCTCTTACCGGTTAACGTAGACTCCCACCAAAACTGAGTGGACGGCTCCGGATTCTTTAATTGCGATGTAGAGAGGAACCGATTTACGGGCTTCTCTATCAGCCTGTGTCTGGGCAGACAATGCTTCAGCCTGTACCAGATAACCGGCAGGAAGCGGATCATCCGTTTTCAGATTCAGAACATTCGGTCCTGTCCATGTCCCCGGTCCCAAGAAACCGATACGAACAGCTTCATCACAGGCTTCATTACAAGCTTGAATCAACTGCGTAACACCGGCATCGGTCTGCGGAATCTTCGGATTTTGATAAAGCAAATCCATGATTGTTAACTGAAGATTGTTAACAAACATATCCAGATTAATTCTTTCGTCAAAGAAAGTTCCGTTTGCCATTCTACCCTGTTCAAAAATGGTGTAATAATTGGCATACTCAAGATAAAGATTGCCATTATTTCCTTCAATGACATTGATATTTGAAGAAGATAAGGGCTCAATGGCAATACCCGTTTCCTGTTTAAACTTCAGAGTAAACGCAGAATTGGCCAACCCGGAATTCTGACCGCAAGCATAACCCATAATTGCAACAATCGCATAAATGTTGTTGGGATAGACTGCGGTTTGAGTCGTTGCATACTGGCCGATTGATCGGCTATAACCCAGAGATTTCAGATAAGTGAAAATGTCCGGGGGAGAAGCGGTTCCAGTCAAACAATCCGCATCACTGGTGGTGTATGCATACACACTGGAAGGCGTTGCGGTTTCAATATATGCCGCACAAGCAACATGATCCGCATACTCTGCTCCAAGACAAATGGCAATATACCACTCCGAACTTGCCTCACGACAAGCCTGCAATGCCTGAACAAATGTTTCGCCAGAATCGCGACGGCCAATCCAGAGCTTGTCTGGAGCCGGCGATTGCGAAAAGTAAATCGACGCTGCAATATATTCCTCGTCCGTCAACGCAAAATCATCAAGCACTTCAGTTGCACTTTCATACAATCGAAGCCTTTCCGACAACGGTATCACGGTAGATTCCCCTATAATCAACGCCTGGTTAAACGTTGACCTTGCAGCAGCAAGAGGGCTTATCAATACCTGAATGTCAACAATACTGTCCAATGATCGTGTAGTCATTTTTTCTTACCTCACTTATTTAATGTCAAAATCATATTTAAGACCATTTCCGCCACAAACCCCCACAGGAACTTTCTCGATGTAGGGAACTTCACGATTAAGCACAACCAATTCATTAAAGGTCATACTTAAGTCAGACCTATCATACCACTGCCCTTGCCATAACTCCGGCACTCTTTTCGGAGGGTCAAACCGTGGAACCAAATAAATACTTGACTGTGCCAGTGTGTCATGATGTTCTTGCCAAAACATTTTGTTCCTAATGATCGTTGCATTTTCCCATGAACTGGGGCCATAAAAAATACAGTCCAATCTCAATGTTCGGGTATAACCGGTGGACATATTGGGTAAACCACTTTCTTGAGAATAAACATCTTCTCTTTGAACAGTCATGGTACTGGCATCATCATATATTTTAAGGAAAGCAATGTTATCGCTTATCCCAAACGCAGGTGCTCCCTGAGTCGGCCAAGACCACCTTACGGTACACTGCGGAGAACTGCCATTAAACATGGAAACGAAAAGATCATAGAAAATCTTTTGCAATTCCTGTAATGTCAAATAAACATCTGTGGCCATTTAAGCACCTTTTGTCCTGACCCCTGAAGCTTTGTAATAACCGTAGTCAGCATAGGGCAGAACGCTTGCCAATTTATAGTAATTATTTCTCCAGTAAATCTTATCGGAGATACCTTCATACGTTCCTTCTCTGGAAACATACAAAGCTTGATTGGTATGAAAATTCATACCGCCAGAAACCCTGTCGCCTTCCGGTAACTGATGAAGCTCTCTGGAACTCATAACCGTTACAACACCCAGCATCTCAATCTGTATCGGAGTTCCTTCCGTCCAAACCCCATCAACAAAAGAACCATTACTGCGATACACAGTAAACTTCTGTGAAAAGTCCGGGTCCGTTATCAATTCCCCTACGTAAATCATGAATCCCTCAACACGTACGTAATAGCTTTTCTCATTTCTCCAGTGTCCACAAGAGGAATAATACTTGAAGTGTCAATCTTCTTTTTCCCCTTACCATATTTCCTAACCTTTGCTTGGATGGTAGAATGTGCTAAAGGCTCCCAGCCATTCTTCGGATTCTTAAACCACTCCCTGCAAACATTTTGAGCTTGTAAACCGGCAGCATTTAATCCAGCGACAAATCCAACTTGATCGCCATTTAATCCCTTATTTGCTGCGGCAATTAGTTGTCTGGAAATCTTTGCTTTATTGGTTTCATCTTCAATTGCAGGTTCAATGACCGGTCTTGCAGGGAGATGACGAAGAGGACTGCCCTTTGAATGTATCATCAATAAAGAAGCATTTGTCATTTCTCCATCATCCCTCTTGCTGTTCTCTTTCGGAATGCCGACATAAACAGCCTTCTTCTTTAATTGAGCCAAGACCTTATCAAGATCAATATTAACTTTTCTTTGAACCTGACCCGTTACCATGTTTCACCAAGATAAGGAACCGTTGTGTCGGCAGAAAGCAGTTGAGCACCACCAATACCTACAATCCTTGCCAGCCGTAAAAGTTCTCTGCCGTATCGAGTTAAGTTATAATTACCGCCGCCTTCTTCATTAGCAGCACCGGTATCATAATTGATTGAAACATCTCCGACACTTTTTCCTGCAATCAAACCTGTTGACTGAAGAACACTTGATCCTTGATTTGCCGCTGCTACCGCTTGCGCAGACAAAGCAATATTATGAGCAACAAAAAGGTATTTTCCATGAGTAAGCAAATTCCCCCAACGGTCAGCATTTAGACGAAGCTCTGCTATGCTCCCCCAGTATTCAATCTGCGCTGGAGGATATTGATTATCATCAGCAAACTCAGGAAATACCTTTTTAAATTCACAAGTGCCTGTAGCCATTTTTAACTCCTTACTTTGCTCGTTTCTTTTTCTTTAAAACGGGCTTTTTAGGCTCTTCCTTTGGAGCAGCAATAGACTCTTTTACATTGATCTTCTTTTTCGGAGAAGGTTTGATTTCTTCGATCTCCACATCTCTTTCCACTGTCCCCAAATTAACAACAACCGGCTTGATGGGTTCTTCTTTCTTAACAGCAACCGGCTTTGCAGCAGGAGCAGTAAAAGGTAACTCCTGCTGCTTTGGTTTAGCCGGTTCAGACTTGACTGCTTGCTCAAGAATAACTGCCTTTCCGCAAGCAATCAAGCCTTGAATGAACCAATGATCAACTACTTTATCATCAAAATCATAAGTGCCGGGTTTAAATGTTTCCCGTCTCCCAATAGCATTCTTAATCTGCGCCGGGACATTAAATTTAATTTTTGTAGCCATAACAAATTCTCCTTTTTATTTGGCTTCTAAATGCCGTCGCGGTACAGGATGCATTCTGGATAGACGATCTCCACAACACCCAGCTTACCGAAGTAAGTGGTGATGTGATAAATCGAACGATACTCCAACGGGGTCCTCTGCAACGGAACCAACGGGTAACGAACACGGTTCTTATCCTGACTGTATGCAACCATACGATCAGTCGCGACAGACGGGGAACCGGCAGCTACACCAAGACCTACCAGCCATTTGCAGGGCTGAATATCCAGCTTCTTGCCGTTGATCTTCAGAGCAATACAATTGTCCTCAAGGAACTGAAGGATACTGATATTGCCAGCGGTGCTTACCTTCTGAGAGGTAATATAGGCAAACTGTGCCGGAGGCAGCAAAAGCTTGCTGGGGCAAACAGCGTAGCCAGCAGCGGCCCAACAATCTGAAATCAGATCATTGACATCTTCCAGGATTTCATCGGCGGTCTTTGTCGTCCACTGGGTCGCTCCACCATCACCAACATCAACAAAGCTCGTAGTAACAGCGGTGGAATTTAGCAGACCGTATTTACCCATTGCTGTGTCACCGATGTAAACCATTTCGTCAATATCCATCTGCCACTTCAACTGCATACCCTGATACTTCTGGGCATCAACCGGACGTCCCAACTGCTGTGCGGACATCAGTTCGGGGATGGTATAAGAAACTTCCATGCCCCAGAGAAACAACGGCTGAGAGGTCTTGCCAATATCAACCGCAACGCCGGGAATAGCATTGGAAACCTTGCCAATGAAGTTCTTACCGCTGGACTGAACACTACCGGCAGCCGCAAAGGTAGAATTCGTGAAGCTCGAAGAATCGTCAGCAATAGAAACGTCTTCACGAAGATCAATGTCTCTGCCCCATGTAATATTGACAAGGGGCTCATGCAACGTCTGATCGAGTCTTTCAAGCTCGCCAATCAAAAATGCTCCGGTACTATCAATCGTCATTCTATCGTATGTAATCATCTTTTCCTCCTAATCAGAATCTGTACTTTTTACAGGTTATAAGAAATTTCAACATTGCCATCGGAATCAGCTTCACCCATGAACTTGGCATTGGTGATCTCAAAGCAATCACCGCCGTCAGAGTCACATTCCAGACCGCCAATGGGCTGTGCGGTCGGATCATCGGCAGCAACCGTGCGAACAAAAACGGAAGCATTCTTTACAGGAGTTCCGTCCTGAACCTTTACGGTCATGTAACCCCTCCGCATAACATCAAAATGCAGATTGGTCGGGGGAGTTCCTGTTCCCAGAGCTTCATTGGAAGAGGTCTGAACCGGGTAAGCACGGCAACCAAATCCATAAATGTCATCGATGTCATCATCAGTCGTAATCGGACGAATTTTACCGTCCACCATTTTAACAGGCTCGCCATAACGAAGCACAGGATAGTCAGTATCCATCACCTGCGGTTCAATGTCGGCATGTTCCCTTCTTGTCACGTCTCCTGCAATTCCAGCAGGCATTCTCGTAATAAAAGCATTACTAATCATGTTATAATCCTCCTCTATTTTTTCCAGAAATTTTTATTCGCTTTATTGATTTCCCCGATTTCCGAAGAGATACTCTTAAAATAGCTCTTCGCATCTACTGTTGATTTCTGAACCTTGGAATCCCTTACCTTTGCGATCATCTTGCTTGCGGTATGAAATACAACATCCAGTTCTTCAGGCTTTAATGCCTCCAACTGTTTACCATTCAGCAGTTTGTTGACGATCGGAGCACTGTCAGAAGTCATAGCGGATTTCAATGCAACCATCTTAATCCTTTTAATCTGTCTGGGAGCAGCATCCTTCGTCTTGGGCGGAGTAACTATGATGTCAGGATCAATGATTTCTGCATTGCTCGCCACATCATTGAATTCCTCTTCCCAACCTTCTTCTTTTTCTTCTCCTTCGTCGTCCTGAACTTCTTCAAGGTCTTTTTCTTTCCCCTCTTCCCCTTCGGCATCGCCAGCAGGAAGTTCCTCATGACCTTCTTCAGTTTCGATCCTGATAAGTTCCTGAATAAGGGCTTCCAGTTTATCAAGACGCTCAACAATAGAAGCAAGATCAGGAGACTCATCTTCAATGTTCTCTTCCACCGGAGGCTCTTCAGCGGGGGGCTCTTCCACCTCTTTTGCTTCAGAGGCTTGTTTTGCTGCTTCTGCTGCCTGCTGTGCCGCTTCAACTGCCTGCTCTGCGGACGCTTTGGCTTCTGCTGCGGCCTGCTGCGCTTTCTCCACATCATCCATTCCCTCTACCGGTGCGGGCTCACCCAAGTCTTCGTCAGCCAAAGCATCGGCAAATCGGGATTTCGGAAAGATGCGCTTGAACAAATCTTTAGCTTTCATCTTATAAATATCCTCCTTCGTCGTTATAGCGTTGTCTTTATTGCATGTGCACTTACCACAACCGGTACAAGTTTTACCATCTTGAATTGCACATCTCCCTCCAGCTCTTCCCTTTGTAACCAACGCAATGTGATTACCAATAATTTCCTTTTGTCTTCCCTTTCCCTTTTCTATCTGTTCATATTGGGCATCATAGCCACAAGAAACTTCTCTTAGTCCCGACTTGACCAGTTCAATCCCTTTTTCAGTTGTAATCAGTAAATCTCCCAGAAGCAAATCACTCATCTCACCTTGGCCTCTTCTTACGTTCTGAACAATACCATGAGCAAGCTCGCTCCAATTCTCTGGCGTAACCATTCCCTCCGGATGATTTATTGTGACCGGTTTTCCTTCAAATGATGCAATGGTATTTTGTGCAAATACTTCATCATCATCTCTTTGAATCTTAACTGTGCCATCAAGAGAAGCCTCAACAGGAACTTCTGATGAAGTATACTCAAACGTTCCCGTTCGTGTTAAAGGAACATCTTTACACAACAAAAAACCTTCAGGAGTTTCTCCGATATGCTCACTTAACTGCTCTGTAATGTAATACATCATTGCCATCTCCCATTTACAATTACAAGTATATTTGCTTTTTCAAAAAAATCAAATCTATTTATATATCACCGTTGCATTTGCATTTCTTCTCCTCGTCTCTAAAGCTTTTTTCGAGCTTCTTCCGACCATTCATCACCCACCCGACTTGCTACAATCCGATCAACAAACAGTTTAGCCAATTCTAAAGCCTTTGCATGACCTACAATCGAACCGCCCGGAGCATAGATTTCAAACTCTCCCGTCTCCGGCAACTGCTTCAATGTGTATTCCTTATAAATAACATCGTTGCCTTCAACCTTCTGTTCGGCAGGACTGGGGCTTGTTGGATCTTCGCCAATGATGATTTTGATTTCTTGATCCTTGGTTTTGGAATCTACAAACACAGAAAACACTTGCTTTTTTATATCTTTACGAAATCCGTTTGCATCCGATTCATTTTTAAATTTAAAAATAGCTCCTTTATCTGTTTGACCAGAATATTGTCCTTCCCAAAATTTTAGTAGTCGATCAATTACTGATTTGTCTTTATTTATGCTTCCACTTAAATGAACTTCTTCGTCTTTTGTTTTGGAATCACCATATTCTGCTGCCCATCGAGAATCATTCTTATATCTACTTTTGATAATCTTATACCACTGTTCGTAAGCTAATTGAGCTTGCTGTGGAGTCCGAATCGTTCCATCATCATTATAAGGAACGTCCGCTTTTTCTCTTGCCATTTTTCTTATTATTTCATCTAAATTACCGTCTTTGGTTTTGGAATCTTTACCATGAGTTTGATGCCATTGATCAATCAGCGATTTCACTTCTATCATTGATCTACCTGTAAAAGAAGGCTTACCAACATAAAATGTAGTCATTGATGGTTCTAATTGAGCTAAAAAATCCCCCATACCAGTTTCGGTAATATTAAAATGTTTATAATAAGAAATATCTCCTTTTGCATCTTTCATCTTCTTATCCACACCACTGATCGTTCCTTTATTCTTGCTGGCATAGAAAATCTGTTCGCCCTTCTCCTCACCATAAACTTTCTTCATTGCTGCAAGAATCTTTTCACCCTTCTTGGTCAGAGGGTCTTTGGTGTAGAAGTCTGAGGAATCCCCAGAAATTACTTCTACATCATAACCGCCGCATTTAGGGCATTTTACTTCAAAAGTATTAGGAGACAAATTCTTTTTAAATTTTTTCCCGCATTCCATGCACTCTATAAGAGCATCCTTTGTTTTCGCATCGGTTCCTTTCATGAAAGCAGCTTTGCTTACACCGGCATGGCTGAACTCCTTATAAGCTTTGTTGAATTCTTCCTCATTAAACTGAACACCATGAGCGGTCATAAAAGGTTCAATATTTTTTCTTAATTCAGCCCCGCCCATTCTCGGATTGTTTCCCCGTCTTGCGGTTGCGACAATAGCACCATAATAATCGGGGGCATCATTCACCAACATTTCTTTAAGCTCTTTATCGTCCGAGTCTTTCGGTTTAAACAACTCTTTGTTGCTTTCGTATTTGAAGTCCTCACTTCCAATCTTCCAGTCGCTATCCCATTTCGTATATTCCGGAGTTCCTTTTGTAAAGGGATTGTCCGTTCTTGCTTTCCCGGTCATGCCAGCATAATAACCATTCTTGCTGTTATCGTCTTTGGTTCCCTGTTTATCAATTTTCTTTTTTAATTCTTCCAGTGTATTGGCGGCTAAAAATGTGCCCTTGCTTGTCGTAAGAAACTTATCTGCAATATTTTTATCGCTAGAGGCAATCTCATATCCTTTGTATGTAGTTACATAAGATAAAGAATCCTTTGTTTCCAATTTATCAATTTCCTTTTGATAAGGTTCCGTATCATACCCCATCTTCCGGGCGGCATCCATGTTCTTTCGGATATCGCCAATCTTAACCTTTAAGGATTCATTTTCATCTTCGGAATCTTTTGTTCCATTATCCAACTTTCCTGATTTCCAATCATCTTGCCAAGAATTCTGAGCATCTAACTTTGCCCCTTGAATAGTTGCATATTGTCCAATAATTGCCTTATCTGATTTGCGCACTAATTCAAATTCATTATTTTCATCTTCATAAATTTCAAATTTACTATTTTGCCAAACCAATTCGTATTTATCCTTTGTTTTGGAATCCTTCACCTCATAGAATAATCCTTCTGGATTTTCAATCACAATTACATTGCCAGAAGAATCCTGAAGCTTGTAAACGATAGTGTTTCCTTCTCCAACAACCTGTTTAATGATAGCTTCCTCTCCAAGCACTGTGTAGGTTTCGCCTTCCCTTAACCCCCGTTCGGATTTAATGGCCGTAACCTTCTGACCTTTGAAGAGAGAGTCAGTAATAAAAAATCTTCCATTATCCTTCAACATACCTTTTGCCTTTAAAGCATTTAATATATGATCATCGGCTTGCCCAATATGATAAGCCCACGACCATTTGTTCGTTCCTTCAGCCTTCATTTCAAAATGGGTATTATCAACGATTTTTATATCACCGCTCCATTTAGGAGTATTAATGCTAATTATTTTTTCATCCGCCGCCGCTACACCTCTTGCCTTTGCCAACTCTTTCTCTTCTGCAATGTTTTCCGGGTCAAGCGGATCATAACCTTCATCATCAGTTTTATAAATTACGCCCTTTACTCCGTCCCATTGACCAACTCCCGGTTTAGCCTCACAAATATCTCTGTCACCCTCAAATACGACATTGGGATTGACCTTCTTGCAAGCCATCTTCCAACTTTCGTAAGTGCGGAACACCTTTTCACCAAGATAGTTAACGTCATCTTTCGCATCTGAAGCTGCTTTCCCCTGTGCTACCGATAAAGCTTTGGCTTTGGCAATGTTTTTGGGTTTGGTGGGATCGTAAGCATCATTCCCCTTCATAGAAAACTTTTTGTCTTTCGTCTTCCCGGCGTTCATTTTAATCTCCCTGTTGATTTGGTCTATTTCGTCTTGCAGTTCATTTACTTCTTGTCTGTCACCAAGCCTTCTCGCTTGCTCCTTCAGCCGCTCCAACCTTTTTAAATATATTGAAATCGGTTCTTCTCCATTTTTCAAGATCACTCTAGCATCACAGTTCGGACAATGAAAAGTGGTCATAAACCTTTTATCTTTGAACCTCCGCAGTTTGTCCTTTGCACCTGTCTTTTCAAATATCGCACCGCATTTACTGCATTGAATGGTTTCCATTTTTAATGCCTCGTCACCAGTCTGGTAAATTCATCCTTCTTCATGGTCTGAATTCTTCCGCTTCGATAAACCTTTGCAGGAAAATTCACATCATCTACATCTAAAATTGGCTCTGGATAACATCTACAGTTAAAAGTCTCTCCTGCATGATATTCTCCATAGGCCTTTTCACCGACCAACTTCTCCGGGCTGGGAGGATCGTTCCAACTAACAATAACTCCATCCATTCTTTTGTGTCCCTTACGGGTTCTGAAATCACCGACAGCTTTCCAGATATACCAATCCGCTCCAATAGATTCAGAACGCATCTGAGTCAGTGCTGTTGAATACCTTGAAGTTTCGGTTCGAGCAATCATCTTTGCCTTGTTCTCGCTGATACTACCAATCCGCATGATCTCGTCAATCAAGTCTGTAGAACGCAATCCAACATACTGATTCTCTTTGATAAGCTTGTGAACTCTCTTTGCAGCATCTATGGGTATTGACTTAATCAAACCAACATTGTCATCCATATACTTCTGCATCCAAGTCTTTGCTGGTGCTTTTGAAAGTTCTTTTTTTAACTCTTGACTCATCTTTGCCGATAATTTATCCCACTTCTTTTTATTATCTTTGTCAACATTATAAAACATGGTGGCAACTGTTTGGTTAGACCACTTTGTTAATGTCTTGCTGTATTTCTTCAAAAGGCTGATGGCTTTAATACCTTGGGCTTTTGTAGCTGATGTAAGCGTTGACTTCAATATCTTTTCAATCTCTTTGGCAACCAGCTTCATAGCATTGAAATACTTCCTCTCCGCAGGCGTCATCTTAACAGGCGGAGTCGGTTTCTTATCAAATACAATATTTGTTACCGGTTGCGTCAATGTTAACATTCTACTTCATCCTTGCAAATAAAGATATAACGGCTCTTTGACTCCTTACTTTGGGTAAAGGAAACAATCTTCCAATGTTCAGATAACTTTTCCATCCATTGAATGGAGTTCATCAATTCCCCTTTTCCCAAATGGTTTTAAATTTTTCTTGTTGAATCGTATCCAACATTACATCATTTCCTCAAAAAGCTTCTTTGCGGTAGCTTCTATTTCTTTTTCATCTTCCGGTGAAAGCTTTATACCGGGATCAAAACCTAATACCTTTTTTGAATATTCGGTTGAATCCCAATCTTCATCTTCCATCTTGTATTCAAGATCATCTTCATCAAGGATTTCTGGCATGTTACTCTCCCTTTATTTTCCAAGCTTTAAAAACGATTGGATCAATATATTTTTCAAGACAGACTTTTCTGGTGTTGCATAAATATTTAGATACCGCCTCTGCAACAGTCAGCTTTGCTTTCATTAATTCTTTTTCTGTCTTGGGCGCCGGCATCTTTGCAACCGCTTCTTTCGCCCGATTGGTACCGATTCTTGTCCGGAAAGCTTTCGGTGTATTATTACTGACCTCTTTTGAAAACATTTTAAGCTTTCTGTAATCGGTATCAAATACATTCTGTTCTTTATCGGGTCTTGCAGCTCTCTCTTTCAAAATCTTTGACAGGGTTGGATCGTTGACCTTATAATAATTTGGTTTGCCATGCTTACCGATAAACTCGACAGCAACCGAACCATCATCATTGACTTTGATGTGTTGATTCTGCAATGACGAGGCGCCGTAGGTTTTGACTTCACCAGCATTTCTTCCTGTATCAGCTCTTGCTCCGGTCTGTTCTATCAATCTCAAACATAAAGCTTGCTCCTTCTTGTCTCCTTTATAGTTCCTTTCGATATTCTTAATGACCCTATCAATATTCGCCTCAAGCTTTCTGACCTTTGCAAACTTTATAATGGCTACTCTTTCATCGTGAGCTTTCGAGTATTTTACCTGACGATTGCCCTTCTGGTCTGTGCCAGCTACCAATGCTTCACCCTTTGGGTCTGGATTAATTCTGACGTGTTGCCAAGCGGGAGGAATAGGTATATGGGACACATGAGCAGGTAACGGACTGCCATCTGCCATAACCAAAGCTCCAGGCTTTTCAACTTCTTCCCCTTTTTTATTTAACACCTTTGTTGGCGGCAATCTTTTTGTTCCAATAAAGCTTGCTTCCATCTTTGATCGTTTCGGTTCTGGATAGTTGATGGCCGGTTTCTTTTCCTTTTTGGGCTTTTCTTCTTTACTTTTCTTTGATTCGGCGGATTTTATTTGTTCAGGATCGAAAGGAATAATCTCATAACTACCTTCTTTATACTTCCTGATTACTCCATCATATCCATTCTCTTTTAATGTTTCAGCAAACTTATCCGAACCAATTTCTCCCCGGATTAAAGAAGGAATGTCAAGTTCGTCTTCGATAGCACGATCAATAATTTCCTTCCCAAACATTTTCTTTAAAACAGAAACCCAAGGATGATCCGGTGTTAAAATTTCTTCTTTTCTGGGACCCGATAATACTAGCGGATTTTTAATATCAATATAAAAAGGTTTTGTTTTCCATGCCTCTGGATTAGCAGACCGTTTTCCATACTCTTCTGCTTTTGGCTTATCACCAAAATAAAATCCCTTTCCCCAATCTCCCGTATCCAGATTACTTCCTATCTTTTCTTTGCTGAACTCGGAAAATTCTTTTGATGTCCCATGATAAACAACCAAAGGGTCTCCATTCTCGTTGACCACTTTACTCCCCTTAAACCAAGCTTTAAATTCCGGACTTTCTGTTGAAATTCCTGTTTTATTTTCCTCTTTATTTGTCTTGGATTGATTCTCTTTCGATTCTTCAGAAGAACCAGCCTTACCTTCCTTCTGCATCTTTTCATATTCAGCGGCATAGCCTCCTTCTGAAGGAATAAACTGGCCACCCTTAAATTCCTTGCCTTTAATAGAAACGCCGCCCTTTGGTGCTCTTAAATGAGCATCAAAAGTGGAACGAATATTTTTCAATTCTTTTTGAATGGATTCGAGAACCTCTTTCTTACTGGGTTTCACAGCACTATCAGAACCGGGACTATAAGGCGATCTTCCCAATAACCTGTTTACTCTCTCTTCGGTAGAAATCTGTTTGTCTTTTTTTAACCAACGATACACCAAAGCCAATCCAATAAGCGGTTTCAGAATCTTACCAATCCCGTCTTTAAAGAATTTCCTGACACTGCCATCTGCCGCCGAAGGCTTATCAACAATTTCTCTGTCCACATCAATTTCATCAAGCTTCTTTTTTAATGCATCCAAAGAATCATCATCACCGCCTTCAACATTCAAAGCTTCCAGATCATTTTTTAAATCTTCAATGGTCTTTTCGTTGTCTTCATCTGATGGCGGGAGAGGGGAGCCGGAGCTCTCTGATCCTTCAGGAGGCGAAGCAAAAGGATTCTCCTCTCCCGCCGGAACTTCTTCCTTTGCACTCTCAATGTCTTCTTCTGTAATATTGGTAAATCTACCGGACACTCTGGAACTCTGCAACAATTCCTTCATACCAATCTTCTTGGTAATCAATCCAGCTCCATAAGCAGAGGCAATGGTGGTTGCATCGGTAGCGGCAATCTGTCCCTTCTCTGTATCGGATAACTGCCAGAGAGAATTGAACTCGAACTCAAAATCTTTCGGTAAGGATTTTCCCAACACCGACCGACCGACCACATCAAACAATTTTACCAGTGCTGCTCTCATCTGTGATTCTTGCAGTTTATTGATGTGGTCATAGTAATTGCGTAAATCAGATTCACCGGAAGAACTTAATCCAGCAGGAGACTGGCCAAACAATCTGACCAGCGGAATACCGGTTGCTCCAGAAATTTGTTCCCCAAACCGCATCAATACATCGCTAATGCCACCAAAACTATATGGATGAATTTCAAATTGGTCATCGCCATCTAATACCGTCATTCCTTCAAGCGTCTGTAATAATCGGATATAGTTAAACTGTTTGACCACCGCTGATTCTGTTGCACCGCCCAATGCCAGT